CTGAAAGAAATTTAGCGCGCCTTGGGTTCCGACTAAACATTAGTTAGCTCTCGTGTTAGCTTGGCTAAAGTTTAAATATTTTTAAGGATAAAAGTTTTAAACCTAACTCAAGGCGCGCTCCGCCTTATAGAGGAATTAGTTTTTAATCTTGCGCTGAAGGTGCAAGTAGGATTCTTTTATGCCCATAAGACCATTTGACTTAAAACAAAATATCCAAAATTCCGCCGCAGGCGCTGCATTCCCCCCTGAATCTAAACCTAAAGATAAGTCTAATTTAAATTTAAGTTTTTCCGGCGTAGCCGGAATTCCTGATGAGCTTAATCAAATCTTAATTGATAAAGGCATAGCTCCTAAGTCAGTTAATTCATCAAATAAAGATGAAGTCCGTAATGTTTTTAATGCCGCGGGCGCTTCTATTGATGAAGTAGCGCGCCAAGTTTCAAATATTATGAGCTTTGGCGAAAGTGATTCAGGTCGTCTTAAAGCCGCTGAATTAACTTTAAAAGTCCATGGAATACTTCAGGAGTTAGATGACAAACCAATTCCAGTTATTAATATAACAATTACAAATACGTTTAACCAAGAAGATAATTCAAAAACCCTTATAAACTTAATTCTTCCGACACCTTTAGTGACGTAAGTTTTAAACTTAGCTTTTAGTTTTATGGTAGATGATAAAGAAAATAAAGAAAATAAAGAAGATTTAAGTGATAAATTAAATAATAAAATTAATAAAGTTAAGTCTGACTTAAATTTTACTCCTGAAACTCTATCTCGATGGCAGCGCTTTGAGGGATATTCTATAAACTTTTATCTTGATGGTGAAAGTTACGTTACAATAGGTATTGGTTGTGTAATACCAGACACTTTAGTCGCAGCACAGTTAAATTTGTTACGTAAAATTAATAATACTGAAGCTGCAATTCATGAAAAGTTTGATGATTTTAATATTGTAAAAAAGGCTATTCCTAATAGAAGTTTAGTTTATTATGCTAAGTTAACTAAACTTTACTTACCTAATTCTGATATAATTAAGTTATTTAGTTTTAGACTTGACTTTATGGTTGATTTCTTACGTCGTCAACTTCCTATATATGACTCTTTACCTGACGAAGTTAGGGAAGTTTTAAAAGATATGGCGTTTAATTTAGGGATTACTGGATTAATAATCAAGTTTCCTAAACTTATAAAGGCAATTGAAAAAAGAGATTTTAAAGCCGCGGCTTACGAGTGCTTTAGACTTAAAATACAGGAAGAACGAAACAACTGGGCCTTTGACACTTTATTTCATGCCCAAGACATAAATTTAACTTAAACACTTAAAGGGGATAACTAATTAACTAATGACCATTAAACAAATTGCTCGTGTTTGTCATGAAGCTAATAAAGCATATTGTATAGAAGTAGGAGATTTAACACAAAAATCATGGGAAGAAGCTGAAGAATGGCAAAGAGAATCTGCTATTAAAGGTGTAGAATTTAAACTTGAAAATCCTGATTCATCCGAATCAGCACAACATGAAGCTTGGCTTAGAGACAAAATAAGTGATGGTTGGAAATATGGATTAATTAAAGATTCAGAAAAGAAAGAACATCCATGTATAGTTCCATATAGTGATTTACCAATAGAACAAAGACTTAAAGATCGTTTGTTTGTTACTATTGTAAATACTTTAAAATAAAACTATTTTTAACTAAAATTTCCGGGGGAAATTTAATTTGCGAAGTTGGAAAACTGCATTGATTGGTATTTTAAGTGGTAGCGCTTACACGTTTATAAGCGCAATCTCAACTGGCGTGAAACCTAAGGACGCTATAATTAGTATTGGTTTAGCTTTACTAGGTTTAGTTGCTAAAGACTATGACAAAACAAATTCACCTACACCCGTAGAAACGCATAAGGCAGAACCAACTCAAAGTTCATTTAAGAATTAGTTTAAGTTTAGTTAAAATGAATATAAATTTAGAGTTTCGAAATGTAGAACAACAGACTTTTTTCTATTCTAAATTCCGCAATAATGAGTTTGACGGTGGATTTGCAAATGGAAAATCTCATGTTGGATGTATGCGGGCGTTTACACATCTTTGTACATTTAATTACTATGCAGTTGCTATTGCACGCCAAGAGTATAAAACGCTCCGTCAAACTACAATGAAGACTTTTTTTAAAGTATGCCCTAATAGTTTAATTCAAAAACATGATGAAAATGCTGGCTATACGGTATTAGTTAATAAAAGTTTTATTTATTGGATGCACCTTGATGCTTATGATGAACAAGATTTACGTGGTCTTGAGATTAATTCAGTATTAATTGATCAAGCTGAAGAAATAATCGAACCAATATATAATATTTTAGATTCACGTATAGGGCGTTGGAATTTAGCTCAAGTTCCTATATGGTTACTTCGTAGTCAATTAACAGGTGAAGATTTTGAACTAAGTAACAAAATAGAACGGGATAATCCTAAAGAACTTGATAAATTTGTAACTAAAAACACGCTTTGGCCGCGCCACCCTAAGTGGCGGCACTTTTTAGTTCCGAATTTTATGGATATCCTATGTAATGTAGCTGATGATGAGGAATTTCATTGGACTTATCGTTTTTATAATGATGCTTCGTATGAAAAGAAGCCAGATCATTTTTATATTCATCGTGAGCTAGATCAGTCCTTAAATGATGAACGTACCTACCAACAAATGCTTTTGCGTGATGAAGAATGGGTCAATAAATATGTAAAGGGTATAAGAGGAACTGGTGGCGCTTCAATTCATAAAATTAATGGACTAAGTATTATTGACTCCAAAGATTATACACCTGAAGAATTTGAAACTTTTATTAAAACGCTCTTAACTAAAGCAGCTTTATATAGAATTCTAGATCATGGTGAGACAGGCGTGACTTGTTGCTTATGGCTTGCTATCATGAATAACATGCACTTTTTTTATCGTGAATATTATGCCGAACGTAAACTTATATCTCAAAATCGTAAAGCTATTTATGAACTTAGTATAGGCGAAGAGTATGTTGATGACATAGCCGATCCACAAATATTTAAAAAGACTCAACAAAGTATTTCTGGAACTAAAGCAGGGTTTTGGACCGTGGCTATGGAATATAGCGATACAGAGGAGATTACAGATCAAGATTCTCCACCTATACATTGGACTGCGGGAGATAATAATGAATACGCCACACGAAATAGGCTTAATGAATTATTATCTGTTAATCCAAAATACTTTCATCCAATTACTAAAGTTTCTCCAGCTCCTGGAATCTTCTTCGTGAAAAAATCCCCTTCTTTTTTACACGGCATTCAGGAAACTATACTTCAAATAAAGTCACAGCGTCGCTTACTTTTAGGCTCAGATAATGGTAAAAATCTCTATAGTGAGGAACGCGATCCTAAAATAATTGACCACGCCTACGATTGTGTACGCTACGCAGTCGCAATGCACAACTTAGGTAAATCAGAACCTAAAAAAGCTATCAAGAAAAATACTTTCGCCTATTATAATGCTATGCTTAAACGTAGACCTAGATTTATGCCAGCTTCACACTAGAAATTATGAAATTTATACCAGTTACAAATTCAACTAAATTAGCTATAGTTGATGATGAAGACTATAAAAGAGTAAATAACTGGAACTGGTACATAACTAGTTATACTAAGGCTAATAAAGGTAGAATTGTGTCAGGCATAAATGGTTTAATTATACCCTTAGCACAATTTGTTTTGGGTCGTCCCCCAGAAGGTAAAGATTTAATAGATCATATAGATCGTGATCCTTTTAATAATCAAAAATCAAACTTGCGATTTGCTACTAGATCACAAAATCAAGCAAATAGATTACATGTAACAGGTAATTCTGGTTACCGTGGAGTATGGTTTAGAAAAGACTCAAATAATTGGCGTGCAAGTATATGTGTTAATGGTAAAACTCATGGTTTAGGTAGTTTTGCTAGTAGAGAGGAAGCTGCTGAAGCATATAATTTGGCTGCAATGAAGTATTTTGGTGAGTTTGCAATTTTGAATGAGATAGAGACTAAAAAAGATGCCTAGATCGGTCTGGCAACAAAAAATAGAAAAGGCTAACGACTATTACAAGCAATGGGAAAGTCGCTATAAATGTAAGACTCTTGAAGAATATTATCAAGGCTTTCAGTGGAAATCACTTACTGAAAGCCCTTATATGAAACCTTATTCAGTAAATTTAATATTTGCTGAACTTAAGAAAAAGTTAGCGAACACACTATATCAGAACTTAAGTTATGAATTAACTCCGCGTCCTGGGCATTACAGTTATAATCCTGAGTTAGCTATGAATAGCGCTGCACTAAAACAAGACTTTTTAAACGAGATAGTAAGCCGCGCTAATAAAGATCAAGGTTTTAATGAACAAACTAAGCTAGTTGCAATGGATTCTTATTTTAGATTTGGCGTTATGGAAATAGGTTATGCCGCGGACTGGCGTAATCCAGCTAAAAAGCCTCCATTACTAAGTTCTCATGATGATATAGATAAAGATGATGAAAATGCTAAAGTCATTGAAGATGAGGAAGTACCTGAAAATGAACGTATTTACTTTAAACGAATTAAAGCTTCACGCTTTCGTGTAAGTGTTAGTGATGACGCTAGATTAGAGAATTGTTCTTGGTGTGGTTATTATCAATATATCTATAAACATGTTTTAACTAAGACTAAGGGTTTAGATTTACCTAAAGACTTTGAATCATTAGGTGCAGACTATTCAAGTGAATATATATCTAAAAATACTGGTTCAAGTAGTGACGCAGGTAGTGATTCAAAAGATATGTTAGCTCAGTTTGCTGAGGGTAAAGTTTCTAAAGTTTGGAGAATTCATGACTGTGAAGCATCTAAGTTTAAACTAATTCTTGAACCTAGTTTTGAAGAAATTTGGGAAGATGATTTCTACCATCTACCCTTTGCAACACATCGACATAACCTTAATTTCGATGGTTTCTACCCAATCCCACCGATATGGCAATGGTTAAACCCACAAGATGAAATAAATCAAGCGCGCGAACAGATGCGAAATTATAGGCGGCGCTTTACACGTAAATACAAAACCTGGGGAGTTGAACAAGAAGAACTTGAAAAGTTTAAAAATGAAATAGATGGTGAAATCATCAAGCTTAAAAATCCTAACTCAATGCTTGAACCTATTGCTAATCCTGAAATAGGTATATCTATATTAGATGCTTTAAATGCTGGACGCGATGATTTTAATATAGTTTCAGGCTCAAGTTCTGACTTAACTACCGCACAAGCGGATAGAACTACAGCAACCCAATCTAAAATAACAGCTAATAAAGCCGCAGTTATAGAGTCGATTGAACAAATAGAATTTAGCCATTTTTATTGTAAAGTGGGGCGCTTGGTTTTGCTTGAAGCGCAACAAAAGTTTACAGGAGGAATTTGGGTTAAAAACTCTTCAGACTCTTCAATTAATGGCGAAGCTTTTCTAAGTCAAATAGATCCTAATAAAATATTAACTGTAAAATACATAACCTCACAAGATTTAAGTGATGGCTTTGATGTAGATATTGAAATTACTTGCGTAAACGCTTCACCACAACGAATGCAAGATGAACTAAATAAATTTATTTCTTTTCTTGGTATAGTAAATCAATTTCCACAGATAGCACTTTCACCAATACTTATACGTGAAGCGGCTTTTAGAACTGGTTACCGCAATGAAAAAGTTATAGCTGAAATGCAAAAAGCGGCATTACTAGCTATGATGGGTCAAGCCCAGGCTGCTGCGCAGCGACAGGGACAAGATTTAGGTCAAATGTTAAATAGTGGTCAAGGTAATGGTAGCAACGCTACCAATATGACTCATAACGCTATTCCTGCGTCTACTGACGCAGTTAACTCACAACTTGAAGGTCAACTAAATCAATAAATTTATGCCTAAAGAATTGGAAAATAAATTTAAGAAACAATATGGTAAAGATAACCCAGTAGTTTTTAAAATAATGAATAAGTTAGGCTTCATGAAAGGTCCCAATGAAACAGCTAAAGGTGAAGCCTTGGATAAAAGTAACGCGAAGCGGAGTAATCTAGACTCTAAATCTAAAGCTCATATGGTTAGCAAGTTTATACGTAAGGGGAATTAAAATGGCAGACGAAGTTAAAGTTGAAACTAAATCTGATGCTAAATCTGAAGTTAAGGATTTAGCTAAAGACATAACCACTAAGTCTAATTTAGCTAATATTATTGAAAACGCTACAATTAAAGCTTCTAAGGAATCAGAACCCGAAACTAAAGAGCTAGAAATTAAGGAACCTGAAAAAGAATCTCCTGAAACTAAGGAACCAGATAAAGAAGAAAAACCTGAGGAACTCAGGGAAGACGAAGTAGTTTTTGCAAAGAATCTTTATAAAGCTTTAAATAATTCTGATCCTAATGTTCAATTAAAAACTTTAAAACTTTTAGCTAATGCAGCTAATATGGATTTAAAGGAAATTGAAACTAAAAAGGATATAAAAGAAGCTGAAAAAGATTTAGTTGCTTTACTTAAAGAAGGTTTAGGTGAATTTGATTTCTTAGCTGAAAAGTTAGGTCCAGTTCTTGAAAGAGCTTTAAAATCTTATGTAGCTAAAGAAACAGAGCCTATTAAACAAGCCCAGCAATTAATTAAAGATGAAAAGTTACGCGATGAAGTCTCTAGTGCCATAGATAAAGCGTTCGGTGAATATACTAATGCTACTGAAGTTAAAGATGAGGTTATTCAGCTTATGGATAACTTTAAACCTTCAGCTAAAATGGCGCATAAAGATTACTTTAGATCATTAATTATTTTAGCTGCAAGTAATAAAGGTGTAACTCTAAAATTAGCTAATTCTCAAGTTAGCCAAGATAATAATGCAAAAATAGACAAAAATAGACGTGACGCGGCCACACGGCTTGCGTCGGAACGTGTTAACGAAGTTAAGGATGTAACTCGTATAACGCAATTTAAAAACTTAAAGGAAGCCGTCTTAGATGCAGCGGAAAAGGCTTTGACTTTGTCAAAGAGTTAAGTACGGCTTTAAAAAGTTAATGGAGTTATAAAGTTATGTCTACAATAACTTTTGGAAATACCTCAGCGCCTTCCAATATATCGGCATATATGGATAGCGTTTTTGGAATTTCAATTGCCAATTATCGTAAAGAACTTACAGATAATATTGGTGCTACAAATGCGTTTTTAGCTGAATTATTGCGTAGTGACTCTTATGAATCTGCCGATGGAGGCGCTTGGATTCAAGAGCCATTAATGTATGCGCTTGCACCAAGTGATTCGTATGATGGATATGACGAATTAAGCACATTACCTACTGATGGAATTAGCGATGCTATTTATGAATGGCGTCAAACGGCTTCACCTATTGTTTATTCAATGCGGGAAGTGATTCTAAATCAACGTCGTATAGTTGATATAGTAGCTTCGCGTATTAAACAATCTGAACTTGGTATTCAAGAAGGTTTTGCTCAAGCTTTAATGTGGGGCGCTCAAAGTAATGGTGGCGCGAGTCTGGTGACTCCAAGAATAAGTTCAGTTAATAGTTCCAAGAATATTGAGCCCTTGAATGAATTTATTCGATTTGATCCTACTTCAGCTACTAATCCCACAGTAGGAAGTATAGATCAAAGTTTAGCTGCTAATAATTGGTGGCGAAATCGAACCAAAACTAGCGCCGCAGCTGATTATGTAACATATATTATGGAACTTGAAAATATGTATAATCAATGTGCGGCTGGCTCAGGTGGTCCGCCTAATTTGATTTTAATGGATCAAGTTTCATATGAACTATTCATCATGGCGTTCTTCTTTAGGTATAGAATTATGCCTGGTGATGTTCCTACGAATTTTCCATTTGAAGCTAAGAAATTTAAAAATGCAACAGTAGTTATGGATGATAAAGTTCCTGACGCTTATTCAGACTTAGCTCCAACTTCACAAAACGTTGGAGGTTTAAGTTCAGGATTAACTTATGGAACTGCGTATTTCATAAATACAAAGTTCTTCAAGTTACGCTATCATCCTGATCGCGACTGGGAAATGTTAACTGACGAAAATGGGAAACGCTTCCAAAAGCCAATTAACGGCGATAGTCGCGTAGGACATATAGCTTGGATGGGGCAACTAACCTGCAACAACCGTAGAAAGCACGGATTATTGGCTAAAATCGCACGTACGATGACAGCTAATTAAAAGTTAAGAAATAAACTAATTTATGCCTGGAAAAGCACAGGAACGTAGACAAACTAATAATCATGGTTATATTAGAGTATGGAAGGGTTACTATAGCCATGCACGGGCTGATGTTCAAGGTTATGTCTGCGAACATATTTTAGTTGCTGAAAAAGCTTTAGGAAAATCTTTACCACATGATGCTGAAGTTCATCACATAGATGAAAATAGAGCAAATAATTTAAACGTTAATTTAGTTATTTGTGAAAATCATGCCTATCATGGGCTTCTTCATCATAGAATGCATATTTTATATGCAGGTGGTAATCCTAATCTGCATAAAATTTGTAGCTCTTGCAAAGAATTGAAATATCAATTTCAATTTGGAAATCGCTCACGTAATCCTGATGGTTTACGCGAAGAGTGTAAAGATTGTGTTTCAATTGCAAATGCTAAACGAGTTAGATAAGGAGTTAAGATGGCTGGTATAAAAATGGTCGGAAACAAGAATGATGTCTTTCGTGTAGTTATTAAAAATAATGACACGCAAGTTATCTTCGCTAACGCTCCTGTAGTTCTTGATTTTAGTGGAACTTCCGAATTAGGTAAGATGGTTAAAACCACTAATTCATTAGCCGCAGCAGAGCAGGGAAATTTCTTTGGAATTAATATTTCAGGAAATTTAAATGTAGGTGCTGATGGCGAGGCACAAGTATTTGGCTACAATCCAAATGCGCGTGTAGTATTGACAACACGTAGTGCTACTAATGCTACATGGGCCAGTATTGCTGCTGGTGTAATAGGCGAGTATTTAACATTAGGAACTGGTACAGGTAGCGCCGCTGCCGTAGGTGATCAGGCATTAGTTCGCGTTGCAACTGCGGCTATGTCAGTAGTTCAATTTGCAAAGTTATGCGAAACATTCGCATCAACAGATACACAAGCTAGTTCATTAGGTCCACAAAGTGTTACGGTGTGGACTACGACTAGAAAGGTTTTCCTAGCCCGCATGTGAACCTCCTTTAAAGTGTCGTGTTTCATAGTTTCACATGTTTACAGGAAAAGGGGAGGTTTCATGGGGGATTCCTCCCCTCCTTTTAAAATTATGCTAATTACGACTTTAGTTAATACATTATCTACGGTTAATCCTTACATTTATTCAAATCATATTAGATTTTTTGTTAAATCTATTAAAGATGATCCTACTTTGGAATTTGACTTTTTTACGCCTAATAGAATGTCTATAGATACAGCGCGTAACTCTGCGGGTAAATTAGCATTAGAGTACAATTCAGATTACTTGTTATTTATAGATGACGATGTAATGATTCCTAATGATACTTTAAGTAAGTTAATTAAAGCTAATAAAGACGTTATTGCTGGTTTAGTTATTATTCGTGGTTATCCCTTTCATAATATGGCCTTTATCTTCGATGAAGTAAATGAAGGAGGGAATCGTAGTTTAATTAATTATAATAGTCTACCACTTAAAGAGTCTTGTAAAGATGGGCATCTAAATTTTGAAATTAAATGTAACTGGTGTAAACTTACGCCACTTCAAGAGTTAGTTAAAGTTGACGCAGTGGGCTTTAGTTGTTGTTTAATTAAAACTGAGTTACTTAAAGCTATGGAACCGCCTTGGTTTATAACTGGTATTAATCATACTGAAGATATTTATTTCTGTTTAAGCACTTTAAATTATGAACCTAAACCAGAAATATATATTCATACTGGTATTGAATGTGGGCATCTTTTAAATCCTGAACCAATTGAATGGCGCACACGGGCAAAAATGCAGGAATTTTATGCCGAAGTAGCTATAGAGCCATATAAACGCAACTTAACCCACATAGCTAAAAACTTAGCTAGATTAAGTTAAACTAAATTATGAAATTAAATCTAGGATGTGGGGAAAATTCTCTTGATGGTTTTATAAATATAGATACAATTAAAAATAAACTAGTTCAACCTGATGTAATTGCAGATATTAAATTAGAATTTTTACCTTTTGAAAGTTATGTATGTGAGGAAATTTGTGCCCTGCATATACTTGAGCATATTGAAAGAGACTACTGGCCGCGTATTTTTGCTGAATTTTATAGACTTTTGATTCCTACCGGCGTTTTAATTTTAGCGTACCCAGAGTTTGAAAGGTGCGCGCATAACTTTATAACTAATTATAAAGGGGCGCGTGATTTCTGGCGAATGACATTATATGGTAGGCAAAGTTATTTAGGTGACTATCATATAGTCCCAATGCGAACTACTGAAGTAGTTAATTATCTAACTAGTTTTGGTTTTTATGATATAAAGTATGGTGAAGAAATTGATGAAGAATGGAGCACTTTTTTAACTTGTAAAAAAGGTAAAAAACCATTTACGCGTCCTGAATTATATAGACAAGAGCTTTTTGGTTTAGCTTAAATTAAATTTAAAACTTTAAACTTTTTATTTTATGTCAACCTTTGCTGAAATTAAAACTAATATTAAGGCTAATTTAGGTGATTCTGACTTTTATCCTGATATTGATATAGATGATTCTGTTCAGGACGCCTATGATGAGATAGTTGCAATTAGTCAGTGCATAGTTAAGAAAGTTACTTTAGCTTTTATAAGTAATTTAAATTATTATAACTTTAGAGATTTAGCTAACTTTCCAGCTATTTATGTAGCCGATTTAATGACAGTTACAGCTATATTTAGTAATCTAACTAATCAATGGCTCTTAGATGACAAAACTCTTAAAGATTTTGATTTAATTAGAAGTGATTGGGAAAATTGGCAGGGCGCGCCACTTTGGTGGGCACCAACTAATGACTATAGAAGATATGCAATAGCACCTAAATTGAATCCTATTACAAGTACTTTTGATCTTTATTACTTAGCTAAAGCACCAATTGTAGTTAATGCGGAAGCGCCTTTAATTCCTAGTGATTTTCAAAATTTAATTGAATTATACTCGTGCGCTGACTTACTTGAATCAGCCGAAGAATTTGTTAAAGCTGGTAATTATTGGGCCGATTTTTGGGGAATTCGTAATGGTATACAAAATTATGACTCAGGTATCTTTGCATTAGCTTCACGAACTAAGAATATAGCTAAATCTAATTTATTGATGATTGCCTAAAATTATACAATTTACGGAGTAGATTTTGCCACCCATTTTCTCAACTACAACTATAGCTAGATTTGAAGCTGACGCTGAAGCTAACTTTAATTACGAAAGACCCTGTATTGTAGATAGAATTGGCTTAGCGCTTACAGCGGGCTTAGCTGAATATACGCTACCTAGTTATGTTAATGATATTAGACGTATAACCATTTTAGGGCTTCCAGTGTATCCTTTGCCGCATAGAGAATTAAGATTTAGTTGTTTAAATAGCACTCAACAGGGCCGTCCATACTGGTATATCATCAATAATATAGGCCAAAATAAAATAAGATTCTTTCCAGTCCCTAATACTAATTTAGCTGATACAACAACACTTACAAGTTTATGGGGTTCAGGAATAGTTAATAATTGTATAATTGAGTTCTATAGACAGCCTGATCAATCAACTAATATAATTCCAATCTTTATTAGACGTAGACTACTCAAGTGTTATATTAATAAAAGATGCTTTGAAGTTGACAAAAAAGGGAATAGCCTTAAAAACGTTAAATACTGGGCAGATAAGTATGATAATTTAAAATCTATTTATAGTGATTTATTAGACGACTTGAATAATAAGCCACGTAAACTTATAGCTTCAAATACTTCAAATATGCATCCTGCATTAACTTCGCCAGTTTTACCATATAGATATGGTATTAGTGTAGATGACTAAAGATGCAACAATTAATTATAAATGACTGGTCTGCTGGCTGGATTCCTCAAGAAAGTCCAACTAATGGACGTAAAAATGGCCTTCTTAAGATGGATTCACTTGAACTTGATATTAATGGGGAAGTTACTTTAACAGGAGGAAATAAAAATATATTTGATTATAATTATCCTGCTGATGCGCACACTTTGTATAGTAAGTTTATAGATGGTATTCAAAGACGCTATTTAGCTTTAACTAATGGCGCAGTTTATCGTGATATAAACTCTATTATTTCAGCTGGCTCTTTAACGCGCGCTGCATTTGGCGCAGCTTATGGATTTATTTATATATTTTCAGGAAATAAACGACGCAAAGATGATGGTTCAATTACTAGTGTAATTGGAATTACGGAATCTAACGCTCCGGTAATTGGCGCAGTAGTTAATACGGGTGTTACTCAAGTAGGTTTTGTATCTGGAGGAGCTGTTGCGGGTCCAGCGCGTTATGACGGTATAATACCTTGGTCGACATCAGGTATAGGAACTCTTGCTGAATTTACTATTTTATATGATGCTGCTGGTTATTATATAGCTATTGAACCTACCGTAGCAGGTATGAATTATGCTTTAGGAGATACTTTAACTTTCTTAGGTACGCAGTTAGGAGGTCTATCGCCAGCAAATGACTTAATAGTTCAAGTTCTTAATGTCAATGGTAAACTAAATGGTACTTATGAATACGCTCAGCAATATGTTGTAAATCATGGTAATGGTTACGTAGCTAAGTCTAAATTAAGTCCCCTTTCAGCAACTTTGAATGTAATTAATGGTTCAATTAAAGTTATAACAGATATAACTAATATCCCCTCTGGCGACAGCCAGAGTTGGGTTTATAGACGTGGAGGTAACTTAGAACAATTTTACAGGTGTAAACTATTAACTAATACTGGCGTAACTTTAACTTTTGTTGATAACGTAAGTGATGATGAACTACTTCAGTTAAATATAACTTCAAATATCTTTCTTGAACCAACTAATGTTACTGGTATTCCTGATGATATTTTAGAAGTTGTTGGTCCTATTAATGGTCGAATGCTCTTATTTACAGCTTCGACTATTCATTTTAGTGAACCTAACAATCCTGACGCTTACGATACTAGATACTCAATAAACTTTGCTGGAAATCAATTTACAGGAAGTGAACTATTTTTATGGTCTAAACAAGTTGGTGACCAAGTTATAATGATAGGGACTAATAAGTGTGTATACACTTTATCTGGAACTTTTATAGCTTTACCGGATGGTTTTTTAGATGTATATTTAAGACCTTTGAATACTAAGTATCCACCATTATCGAGGGACGCTGACATTTTTAATAATGCAGTTGTTTATTGTTCAGATATTGGTTGGATAATTATGCACTTAGATGGTAATATTGAACCTTTATGTCCTCCAAATACAGATGTCTTATATCGAGGTCAAAGTATTTTAGATTATGGTGGTGTACCTATATACATTTATCCCGCAATTGACGCTGGAGGCGTCGAATTAAGATATTCCTGCGCTGTAGCGCGTAATAAGTTATGGTGTAAAGTTCCTGAAATTGTAGCTAATGACGTAAATATTCCATTTACTTATAGACTTGAAGTTTATGATTTTGTACGTAAATATTGGCGCGTAGTTAGGGATGCGCCTAAATTACTTTATGCACAAGAAGACGGCGCAGTCATGGGCTTTTTTAGTGACGTGCAAAGAAATATACGTGAAATAGATAACCAGTTTACCAAATTAAATTATAACGCTTCGTCTCAAAGTATTAGCCTTTTGACTCCTTTTTATGATCAAGGGTTTCCTTTTAATCGTAAAGAATCTTATACAAGTAAATTACGTATTTATACAGGAGGAAGTGATTTAACGTATAAAATTTATATTAATAGTAATTTAAATGCTGCTATAGCGTTGGGAATCATAAATACAAGTTCTTTAGATGATTTTAATAAAGATTTAAATGCTCTTGTTGGTATAGCTAAGAATTGGGCGCTCGAATTAACTGGTGCAGTTAATGATTTTAGGCTAGCTTCAATTGAAATAGACTATGAGCCTTATCCACCACAACAGACTTTCTATAATGGCTTAATTCCAAATCGTCAAGGGCGGTTTAACAAATCTAAGTTTCTAGTTTGGCCTATAGTTATAGATACATTAGGAACTAACGTTACTTTCACGCCTTATATAGATGGTATAGCTAAAACTTCACAAATTATAAATACTACTGGCAAAAAAACTAGTTTTTATTATGCTTTAGAGGATTTATCTGGCATAGATTTAACTTTTAAACTTTCAGGAAATTTATTTGAATTATGGGAAGTTGGGCCTCCTGAATTGGTTAATATTTTACCTATAGCTAAAAAATATGACCAACTTGGACCTGAAGAACTATTTAAATACGGCAAAGTTAAAAGTATATTTGTTCGTCTATTAGCGCTAGGAACTAGCGTACCTTATACTTTATATTTCCAAGATGGTATTCAACAAACAGGTAACTTAAGCGTAACCCCTGATGTCGAAGACACTTACCAAATAGATATACCTAAAACACGAAGTGGCCAAGTAATTAGACTAACGTTAGGTCCAACAGACTTTATATTTTATAGGTATTATATTAGGCTTCAAGTGGCTATATCAGGTAAAGATACTGAAAATACTTACGTTGTGCTTCCAGCACAATAAATTAAGGAAAATTTTTATGTTAATTGCTAGATGTTGTGATTCATTTGATTGTTATACTGATTTAACTCAGAATTATGATAGCGTAATTCAAGCAAATAGTATTTCAGCTATAACTATTTCAAATACTGCTACGCGAACTGGTTTGAATGGATTAAAAAGTGGTTCAGGTTCTTTTGCTACTTTTGGTGGACAATCTTATATTCAACAAGCTTTTAATAGTAATTTAGCTACTGTTATAATTGGTTTTGCAATTCAGCCTAAGACATGGGGAAGCGTTGACTCATCTGGATATACTTATCAGTTGTTAACTTTAGTTGATGGCGGTTTTGAACAATGTCATATTGGGATAACTAATGGTGGTCAAATATCTGCATGGCGCGGAACTACTTTATTAGGCATTTCAACGAATGCTTTAGCTCTTAATGTTTGGAGATACTTAGAAGTTAAAACAACTATACATAATAGTACTGGAGCTATTGAAATTCGTGTTGATGGTGTAGTTTGGTTAACTTTAACGGGTTTAAACACGCGCGCTGGAACTAGTAATAATTATGCAACTAGTTTAGCGCTAGGAACATTTACATCCGTTATTGATGCAGCTAGGATTCCTTTAACTTGGTATATAGATGATTTGGTTACTTTAGATACTACAGGTTCTTACAATAATACGTATATAGGTGATGTAGCTATTAAATGTAAGTTTCCAAATGCTAATGGTACAACGCAACAATGGACTCGAAATACAGGAGCTAATAATTACGCCGCAGTTAATGAAAATCCTCCTGATGGTGACACTACTTATGTAAGTGACGCAACGGTAGGAGAAATAGATCGTAACTTATATCCAGCAACAACTGGAACTTTAGTTAAAGCTGTTATAGCTAGACCCTTTGCGCGTAAAGATGACGGAGTGGCGCGATCTATAAGAGCTGTAACTAAAAGTGGCGCAACTTTAGGAGATAATGGCGCTGACTTTGCATTAAGTACGTCTTATGCTTATTATCATGGATTATTCGAAACAGACCCTAATACGAGCGCCGCTTGGCTTATTGCGGCGGTTAATGCCGCTGAATTTGGAGTTAAAGTAACAGTATAAATATATAAGTTTTTATGTCTTCAACTTATTTTGGTTTATGTAATTCAGATGGAAGCTTAAGTATTACACCTATTTCTGGAGGTCCAAGTAATACGCTTGCCTGGAACGTTGGCGCGGTCTATACATGTCCTGGGAGTGGTAATCAACAAATTACTGACATTGGCGTTTATGTAGCAAATACGGCAGGTGTTAGTGCGCGCTTAGCTATTTATACAACAGATTTAACTACCATTCTTGCTTATACAGCATTAAAAGATTGTAATCTTGGATCTAATGGTTGGCTAGTTTGGACTGCTGCTGAGTTAACATTAAATAATTTATTGGTTGGGGGTGTAAATTACTGCTTATGTGTTGCATACTCTGGTGCAACTTCTTTTTATACACCGATGTATCGGTTAATTTCCTCAAAATGTCAGTATAAGGGAGGTACAGATTATGTAACAGGTAATCCAGCGTTTCCTAGTCCTATTCCAACTGCGACTGGTGATTATGGCGCTGAAACAGCTATTAGAGTTGGTGTTATTGATGAAGTTATATTACCTACTATAAGATTAACACAAGAATCTATAGAAGTTCTTACTGGAATACCTAAGGCTAGATTAAGTCAAGAAAGTTTAGAAGTATTAACTGGCACGCCTTCAGCGCGTTTAAGTCAAGAATCTCTTGAAGTTTTAACTGGTAATCCTAGGGCTTTAGTAAGCCAAGTAGCTGTTGAAGTTTTAGTTAGTATTGTGCCTATAGTTACACAAATTCCTATTGAAGTTTTAGTTTCAAATACGCCTGATACTGATGATTCTGAAACTCTATACTTTAGACGTCATTTACAGGATGTACGGCGTAATCAAGAATAAAATAAGTTAATTTAAGTTAATTTAAGTTTATGTCTAATTTAACTAAAACTCAACAAGATTCTTTAACTAGTGGTTTAACTAAAACTTTAGATTTTCATAAAAAACGTATAACTAATGCATCTGCCGCCATTAATGATAATGATTACGTTATTAAGCGTCAGCTTAATGCTCTTGAAGTTATTACGGCAACGGAAACTGAGTTTGTAGCTTTAGCTCAATTAAATACATTATATATCTTTAATAATTTAGACACTAATTTAAAACATATAGCTCTTTATGATGGTATAGCTATTAACTTAATTTTTAATTTTTAATCTTAATTTTTAGTTTTAAGTTTATGCCTGATATTAATAATGCCTTAGCTACGCAGCATTACTTAAGTATAAACGACATAAATTTCTTTAAAAATAAAGTTAAGGAAATTAATGAGCGCATTCTGCGCATAATCGAAGAAAATAATTTACAGGGTAATTGGACGCTTTCTAATGACTATAGATGGCTAATTAAAACCGAAGAATAAAAGGGGTAATTTATGGCGTTCGTGCCAGCTTTAATTGCAGGTTTGGGTGGACTTGGCGGATTATTTGGTAATCGGAGTCAAACGCAGCGCACGACTCAAAATACACAATTTAATAACCAGGGTAATCAACAAACAGGTTATGTGGGCGCTGCGTCTTCAAATCCCCTTTTAAATCCAGCGGCTCAAAGTTTATTGAATCCTATAGCTAATAATTATTTAAATTTAATAGGCCAAGATCAAGATTTAAGTGGTTACAAGGCAGGTGCTATAGGTGACATAAATCAAACCAGTAATATACATAAGCAGGCACTTGAAGCTAATTTAGCTCAAAGAGGTATAACTGGCCCTGCCGCTGCAAGCGCGCTTAATCAAAATGAAAATTCTAGGTTTAGTGATATAACTAAATTAAATCAGCAGTTACCATTACTTCAATTGCAATTAATGCTTCAAAAACTTCAAGGTGCTGGTGGCTTTTTCAGTCAAATTCCAACAGGAACTTATAATGAGCAATATGGCTCAGGCTTTGGAAATACTCAAAACCAAGGCACACAAAATATGCAAGGAACTGGAACTCAACCAGGTAACCAATTAGGTGGTTTATTCGGTGGTTTAGGAACTACTTTAGCAGGTTTATATGGAATGGGTTCATTTGGAGGACCTGGTAATAATAATGGTCCTAATAGATTACCAACTCAAAGAATTTAAATCTTAATTTTTTGCCCTAACGAAGTGAGGGAAGATGCCTTTTCAAAATGTTGGTAATGATATTATTGATGCGTTTTTAAAAGGTCGTCAATTAAAGCAACAATCAACTCAGCATGCTGCTGAATTACAATTTCAACGAGATCAATTACAGCAACAGCGTGAACTAGAAGAGGAAAAGTTAGCTCAAGAACATGAATTACAAAGTAAACACTTTGAATTATTACAACATGCAAATGAACTAGCTCAGCTAGGTCAAAAGGCTGAATTAGCGCATAGATTTACGAAATTTGGTGAAGTTCCTCCTGATAGTAAGATTACGACTCCTGAATTTAGCGCGCCTCCAAGTGCAGGTGAATCTTTTACAGGTGCTAATGCTATTATACCTCAAAACGCGCCTATTCCAAGAGATTTAAGTGGTATACCTCAAGGCTATGTAAATATTAGTCATCCTTTATTAGGTGAGAATGTTAGAGTTCCAACACATGAAACTGATATTAATCAACAAGTAATTGATCAGGAAAAGTTAGCTCAAACAGGTCGAATTACTGAAGCATTAAAACAACGGGATGAAACTTTACGCCAAGTTGCTGTTAGGCAGGCTGAAGATAAAGCAGCTACAGATAAAATAAATGCCGAAATATCTTCGCGTGAGAAAATATCAGGTTTAGATATAGCTTCACGTGAAAAAATAGCGGCTGAAAATAACGCCTCACGTGAACGTGCTGCCAGATTACGAGGCACTAATGATAAAAGTATTACATTAGCTAAACAAATATCTCAAAGCTTTGATGTAAGTCCTATTAAGGCACGTCATGATGTAGTTAAAGAGGCTAGTGATTTTGCAACTAGTTTAGATGATAATTCTAAAAATCCAGGAGATGATTTAGCACTTATAGACGCTTTTGCAAAGGTTATGAATCCAAACTCCATAATTCGTCAAAGTAATGCAGATTGGATTCAAAAGAATATATCTGATATTGCAGATCAATTTAAGTTTTCAGTTAATAGAGTTTCAGGGGTAACTCAGTTTTTACCTACACAAGCGCGTCAAGATTTAAAGGCAACTATACTTGCAAGGGCTAAAGTGGTTGATGCAGGCTATGAGACAGCTAAACAGGAAACTAAAAAAAGAATAACTACAGTAGGCGCAAACCCTGAAGATTTCTTTTTAGAGGGTCAAAATACTAATGGTCCTAAGTTAAATGAAATTAAAACATTTCCAAATGGTAAAAAAGGTAAATGGGATGGCACTGGTTGGGAATTAATTAATTAACTTAATTTTATGCCTCAACAAAAAACTTATCTAGATAATACAGGAGAACCTACTAAACAGTATCTTGATGAACAAGGTAATCCTATAATTAAATCTACGGGACAACGAGGCGCGCCACCTCCCGGAGCCTTAAAAACTCCTCAAAGTAATAGTGGCCAAAGAGGAGCTGTTCCTCCCGGTGTAGATCCTCAAAATCAAGGTTCTGTACCTGCTATGCCACCATTTATTACTAAGGATGATTTATTACGTGTAGGCAAAAATATGGCTATTGGTGCAGTTGGAATGATGGGTGGTGAAGTAGCTGCGCCATTATTAGCGCCAGCATTAAGTAATTTACCATTTCTAGGTGGTTTAACCAGTGAAGCCTTAGCTGGACCATTAAGTTCAATAGGTATGGCAGGGACTCAAGCAGTATTAGAAGGTAACCCAGACCCTAATGAAATAGCAAAAAATGCATTTATAAATGAAACTTCAGGACGCGTCATGGAAGGCGCGTTTAAAATTCCAGGAGTAATTAAAAGACGTGCCCAAGAAATTGCTCAACCTGGTAGCTTAGTTGATAAGTATTTAAAACAACTGGGCGCTACATATTCAGAATATACTGGTTCAAGCGCTGTTAAGTTTATTGAAGATACTTTTGCGCCGCTAACTCAACGTAAAGCTTTTAAAGTTTCACAAAATTTAGCCAAACAAGCCATAGATCAAAGATTAAGTCAAATAGCTAATAATCCAGTTACTTTAGATGATTATAGATTTTTGGCTGCTAATGCTTCAACTAAAGAATCTGCTAATTATTATGCTAGTGCTGGAGCTTCTACAGCTAAAGGCGAATTACTTAAAGGTATAGCTAAAACTAATTTAGATCCTATAATGGGAAGTGTAACTTCACCTATGTTGGGACCTAATGGTTTACCTATTATAACTAACCAAGTTACTAAAACTATTGAAGGACCAATTAAATTAGATTCTGCTATTATAAACGCTAAAACCATTGTCGATGAAATTACACCTCATTCTACTAGGGATATATTAACACATATTATAATTGATTCTAAATACAATAAATTACAACAGACTGCGGCTAATATATTATTAAAATCTAATACACAAATTAATGATAAAACAAACCAGCTTATTTCACACGATGCAGTTAGCTTTGAAAATGCCTGGGAATGGAAGAAAGACTTAGGTAATTATATTGCTGACGCATATGATTCTAATTTACCTAATATTGATAAAAAGAAATTAAATTTACTTCGTAGTTCCTTAAATAATGATATTACTAATGGAATTCCTAAATGGCAAAATAATAATAAAAATGCTTCAACTTTATGGACTGACTTAAATAAATTAGTAGCTGAGCGTGAAGACGCTTTTTTCCCTGAAGAAGGTCAACAATTAGGTAAAGTAGCCTTACCTAGTAATAAAAATACAAGCGATGCGTGGCATAAAATTATAGATGATAATAATACACTAAGTAAAGTATTATTAAATCCTAAGATGCCTGAAGCTAGTGCCGCAGGAGTTCCGGTTCAAAATCCACGTAAAGAACTAGCTAGTTTTAAACTTGCTGATATATGGGATACTTCACGAACTTTAGACAAACAAGGGAACTCTACTTTTAATACTGCTAAATTCTTTGAAGCTTTTAATGACCCGACATTTATGCAAAGTGAAAGTAAAACTTTACCATCTTCACGAGATTTACTTTATTCTAAAGGTACTCAAGATGATGTTAGACGATTTGCAACGGCATTAGGTAAAATAGAACAAGCTGGTTTACCATCTAAATATTTTAATCTTAAAAATATGATGGGAGGAATAGCTTTAAGTGCTGGGTTAGGAACTTATATGCTAAGTGGAAGTGCACCTACTAGTGCGTTAATAGGTGGGGGAATTGTAGGAGTTAGTTTAGCTGGGCATCAATTAGCTAAGACTTTAATAAATAAGGAAAGTGCGCGAGTATTAGTTGCAATGTCTGAGGACGCACCACTAGGAATGCCAGAGCGCTTTGCGGCACGTATAATAGGGAATGTTTTGAAAGGCGAAATAGTTAATGTTATGTATGGTGATGGACATAATGAAAAAGTAACTTTAGGTGAAGGGAATAAAAAATGAAAAACGCTTTAGCACCACAGCTTAATCAAGACTTTGTATTTAAGGCTACTGGAACTTCACCAATTATAGATATAAGAGGAAGAGGCTTAGGCTTTTTTAAAATTGCATATATTAATAACGGCGTGACTGCGCCGAGCGCTGGAACTATTGTTTTACAAAAATCATCTGATGGAGTTACTTGGTCTACAGGTATAACAGCAACATGTACTAGTGATGGCCAAAGTTTAATTACAGCTATAGATACTAGCTTTTTAAGATTAAATTTAAGTACTTATACACGTGCTAGTGATTCCAGTTTACTTGTTAATATAGTAGGTTATATTACTGATCCAACTTTAGGATCTGGCGATATAGTAGGTCCTGCTATAGCTATAGACTCACATATAGCATTATTCGATGGAACTTCGGGAAATTTATTAAAAGATGGTGGCGCGCTACCTGCGGTAGCTATTCCATTAACTTATTTAGATACAGATGGGACTTTAGCGGCTAACTCAGATGTTAAGGTAGCTAGCGAAAAAGCTGTTAAAACTTATGTTGATGCCAATGCTGGAGGCGTCGTAACCGCACCAGCAGGAGAAATTTTATATGGAACTGGAACTGGAATTACGAGTAATCCAATTCTAAAGTTTAATACAACAGATGGTTTTTCAATTATAAATACACAAGGAGAAAATCAATTTGATTATGGTAGAGGTGGGACTGTAAACATAGTGTACCCGTTTGTAAATAATGGATATGCTTTTCGTATTCAAGCTAATTTACCAGCTATGTCAATGTTTGCTGGAACAGTAAAAGGGGCTTATTTTACAAATTCTGCAAGTTCAGGAACAGTAGGTAATTCTATTGTTTTAGATTTATTTCAAAATGTGGATATAATTAGTGGGGATGCTATTATATTAAATATACAAGAATCTAATGAAACTAGTTCACTAAATTCATATGGTATTAAAATTGGAGATGTTGCACACGGGACTACAGCTAATTATGCAATTAAAACTGGCCTTGGTTTAGTTGAATTTGGAGACGTAGTTAAAGCCACAGGTTATAAATCTAGCGATGGCAGTTTAGGTACTACAGGTACTATAACTACAGCATCTTTAATAGGTAAAACAGTGACTATAAAAAATGGTTTAATTACTAGTATAGCTTAAGTTATGGAAAAATATTTAAAGGAAATTATTGGAAATTTAATATTTCAAATAGCTAATTTACAATTTGTGAATGAACAATTAAAAGATGAAATAAAAAAGTTAAAAGAAGCATTAACAGAAATAAAAGGTTAATCTTTTATATTTTTAAAAATTTCATCTTGAAGCTCACGACCTAATTGATATTGGATATCTAAATTCTTTTTAAAATCTTTTCGTTTTTGATGTGACTTAAGACGTCCTTTAGCACACTTTATTTCTTTATAAAAAATTTTTGAGATCTCGCTACTAGGTTCTAATAAATTTAGCTCCTTTAAAGCTTTTAAATCTCGTCTAACCGTTCTAATACCAACTTTAAATTTTAAAGCTAAAGAATCTATATTTATATCTTTAGTTTTACTTATATACTCAATCATTGATAAAAGACGTTTAACAATTACATATCTAGAATGTTTCATTTAAGCTTTATCCTTTATTTTAAGCTTTAGTTTTGGGGTCTTTCATGAATATATCTTTAGCTATATCTGTTAATATGTAGCCTGGTTCACTTCCATTTGAAATCATTTTAATTAAAGCTGCACCTTCAAGAGTTATAAGTAATTTATCTAAATCTTCACTTGATATTTCATTCCAATGTTTGAGTAAAATTTCTCGCCTTTGAAGTGACTTAACCACTCCATTAGAACTTTGATAATAACTCCATAAAGTACTTAGAATTATAGCGCCCAGGTTTGCATGTGGGTTTTTACCTGCGCCTAACATAAAACTAGTATAATTTTCTTTAAGGCTTAGAATTTCATCAATAGCTTTGTATATAATTGCTTCAGTGATTACCAGCGTATTTTGTGAAGCTGCAATCAACATTGCAAGTTTAGATATTAAGGTGTGTGCGCCTTCAACAAAGCCACTTTTATCTTTAACATGTTCATAACTTTTATATAACTTAATATAAAAATCTTTCCATACTCTACGTGCATCAAGGGTTCGTATAAACTCACCTTTTAAGTTTTTAATTATATCTAACTGATCTATTAATATTTGTTTATGCGCGGCTGGCATTAATGAATTTGGATCGTCTAACGAATTAGGCGGTCTACGGCCGTCAGGTTTAATAAGACATGTCCTGCGAAGCAGGCCGCCATAATTTGCTTGTGTATTATACATATCCCTTAATAAAGTTTCATTAGAGCCTCCTAATAGGTTTATACATCTATTAGTTATTTTAGTTTTACCTTTACGTAAAATATATTCATATTCAGCCATAAAGGCGTAGCCTTCAGTCATCATTTTAACTAAGCTAGGGTCTTCGACGAAGGCTGCCGTTAATTCTAGTGCTATAACTATACATGCGCCATCTTTAATTGGTATTCCGGTACGTTTATTACCTGCGTCAGCCGCTAATTCATCTGTAATGCCTTGCCACGAAGCGCGTCCCATGATTACTTTAGTATGTTGACAATCTTTTAATAATTCTGCCACGAGTTCGGGGGGTGCGTCTTTCCGGTATGCCGCAGAATCAGCTAAAAGTAATACATATAAATTTGGATATAATTTAGAAGTGCCCCAGTTTAAATAGCAATTAAATCTAAGTTGCGCTGCGACTGCGGCGTAGGCGGACCATTTCCAAAAGCTGGTGGGAGATTCAAATTCTTTAGTTAGTTCACAGAAAGTTTTAATAAAATCAAATTTTTGATTTGAATTTAAACTTGAGTTTGTAGCTGAAGGCGCTGAATTAGGAGGCGGTGAATTTGAAGACATTTGAAAGTGTAAAGCTCCATAATTATAGCTAAAACTCCTTCTAGCTTAATTTTAAGTTTTAAATTAACTATTTAAGCTTCGTCATATTTAATTAGCTTTTCAATTAATTTGGCTTTCTTAATATAAGTTTCTCCTAATTGTAAAATCATTTCAGGATAATAATCTAAATTATTTATACCTAGCTTAGACTTTATTTCTAAATCACATTTAAGAATCTCTCTAATTATCTTATATCTAGCATTGTCTTGTTTAATGTCATCTTTATTCATATTTTAATCTCTTTTAGCAATTCCCAATTGGTTGAACTAGCTGAAACTTCGGCAGGAATAACTAACTTAAAATTATGACTTAAACTGCAATTATTAAAGTCTATAGGACGTTCATAAATTCTTTTGCTAGTTTCAATATAGTTAATAACATGATCTTTATAAACTTCAGCTAAGAAGCTATCATGAGATTCATTTAAAAACTTAAATTTCTTCATATATAGTTCTTTTAAGCTTGAGGCGATTCTATGTAAACTAAACTTAGTTAAGTCACTAATTATTGCTTGCTGAATATAACATAAAGCTTCCTGATATAAATGATCGTCTAATTTATTAAAAAAATCGCGGCGGCGGCCATTAGGACAAACTAAGTATCTATTTTTACCAACAAATTCACGTATTTTATTATGAAAGTTAAATCTAATTTTAGGATTTAAGGCATGAAATTCGTCCATTAACATTTGACAATACTTTAAGTCTGCATGAATATATTGACTTAATCTAAATGCGCGCATTCCATTATGCCCTGCGTGTCTAATTCGTTTACCTAATTCATAGTATGGAACATTTAACTTAGGGACTACTGGCGTAGTCTTTTGAATAGTAGCTGGATCAATCTTTAATATTTGGCCTATAGTTTTAGCATGAAGTGAAGGTTTTTGATCCATTAATGCTAATGCCTCGTAATCTTCAGCTAAAACAAACACTGCACGCGCTTCGGCTCCTTTACCATCTATTTCAATAAAAACGTAATCTTTATGGGGTACAAACATACTTCGTAGATCATGCGCTATTTCCTTTGATTCAAAGTCTTCAAAAATATCTTCATCTATTTTAAAGCCATGTTTAGATATTGTTTGTAGACTTCTACCTAATCTACGAGTCCATTTATTATTACGTTGTTTATTTAAAACTATTTCATCTATAGTTTTTGAAAATGAACTTCTTCCTGTTTCCGTGCCTGCTAAGTTAGAACTTCCCCTAAAAGTTGAATCAGGATGTAAAGGTGTTTCAATATATTCTAAAACTTTGGCTAATTTACGACATAAAATTATACGATTTAAAATCTCAACACCCAAAGTTTTAGCTATATTATTTTCTGCGTGATTAATCAGTAAATCATCTAAAACTTCTTTACCTGTATTATAATTAGTTTCACCTGTATCAAGCGTCTTTTTGCGAACTGGAAATTTTAGCGTTTCATAAATATAGCGTCCAACTTGAGGCGCGCTCCGTGGATTAAAGTCAGGTAAATTTACTAAGTTTCTTAATATAGCTAAGTTAGACTCATAAAAATTAGTATATTTATCCCATAACTTAGCTTTTTGGCCTTGGTCTATTAAGATTCCTGTTTCATCTATATTTTTATAAATTAAAATACTAGGGCTGACTTCATTATCATAAAGCTCTTTTAGATTATTTTCAATTAGTTCTTTGTCTTGCTTTTCACTTATTATATGTGCTGCTAAGCTATCTTTAGCACAATATAAATATAAACGATCCCGTGAGTGTAATTTAGGATTAAACTCTTTACCTTCATCTTTGTAATAGGCCATATCTGTATAGATTGAAGTGTAAAAATCTAAGCCTTTAGGTAATTCAGGATAAAGTAAAGCGCCCTTTAACATTGTATCACTTTTTACATTATTTACTTTAAATCCAAAACGCTCTAGAATTATCCAGTCATATTTTATATTTTGGTTATTCTTTTCTATATTAGAATTAGCTAAGACTTTAGCCACTAAGCGCCATAATAAAACTAATTCATCTTTAGATATTGAACTATCCAATAAAGGAACTGTACAAGATTCGTAACCATCGAAACAGAAACTTATACAAGTAAGTAAACCTCCATATGTTTCTATATCAAAAGTAACCCGTACCGGATTTTTACTTAATTGGCGGTTTAAAAAAGTTTCAAATTCGCGCGCGGAGTGCGAGACCCAACATAAACCAGGTTCCTGAAATGGTTGGGTTGAAATAGCTAAATCTTTAATACGCTTAAAATCTAAACTCACATAGCTTCTTGCTGTGTAATCTACTTCAAGCATGAAAGGACTTAGCGTTGGGATAACTTTAATTTGTTTCGCTGTATCTTTAGATGCTTCTTGAAATTGATGTAGGCTAAAGTCAGGACGCAAAGGTAATACACTACCGCGATAACAGTAAATCCAATGACTTCGTCCACGCGGTTTGTGTAAATTTGATATATGCGGAAACACGGCACCAAGACTAACATCGTCAAGAGGAACCAAAATATTGGGATTAACATTTTTTATCTCCTGGAATAATATTTCTAAATACCTATTATAATCTACTTTAGCAATTGCTTCGCGAAGCTTTTTAGGATTATTTCCTGAATATTCAAGTTTTTCTTTTATAAATAGAGACCGGTAACAATTTTTAAGGTTTAATCTTAATGGGTATAGAAAATTATTTAACGTTATTTCATTGTAACCTGTAAGTGCAAAGCCACTTAATAAATCTGCTTTACCTGGAAACCCTCCTAAGAAAAATATATCAGCATTATTGTAACCGTGGGACGCGACGTGTAGTTTAGTTTCAGGGATTGTAATTACTTCCATCTATTTATTATTAAAATTAGATAATCCATATTCTTGTAATTGAGTCTTTAAACTAGTTAGATATTCTATATTAAATATACATATATTTGTATCTTTAGATATATTATCTTTTATAAGTAATGGTACAACTATTGGTTTACCTTCCATTAGTTGTATAATTTCTTTAGAAGTTAAGCTTAGTAAAATTAATGTTTTTTCCATCTACTTTTTCTTTGTTTTAGCTAAAAATTTATCAATTATTTCCCAATTGATTTCTAATTTTTTAGTAGATTCGCTAGCTATAAGTAAGACAAATTCAATTTCGCTGATTTCGTCTTCAGTTATTTCTATTTTCATAGTTTTTGAAAGGGGGCTTTATGCCCCCTATAATTTTATATCAAAATGGTATCGAACCTACTGCGGCCCAATCTTCAATGTTATTGAAAATCTTCCCCGCGTTTTTGTCAGTTCCTAAGTTATGAATTACTTTACCCATAACTTTTTTACCTTTAATGTTTTCAAAGTTTAAATCAAACTCACTTCCTAGTTTAGCCAAATAATCTGCTATGGTTACATTATTTAAAGCTGCAAATAATCTAATCATAAATGTTTGTCCAAATGGCTGTGAATTAAAGTAATGATCTATGTAATGGTAAGGGTCTTTAACTAGCGTATGACGAACTACGTAATTTACGCTATTTTTATCTTTGCTTTGCATTACGTTTACGTCTGTAAGCTCGAATTCATACCAACCAGGAGTTAATGGTTGATTTCGTTTTAATTCTGATTCGATTTGTTCTTTTGTAATGTGAATTTGAAGTGACATTTTAGTTTAGCTCTTTTCTTTTTGTTTCTTTTGTTTGGTTTTGTTAGTTTAAAAGTTAATAGAGTTTTATTTTTTTTATTTCTATTTTTCCTCCATTTGGTTTATATTTGCAAACTCTCCAAAATAAATTAAGGCTGCCTGATTATACGCTAATGCTGCATCTTCTTTATTTTCAAATCGGCCTAAATGTTTTACCTTTCCAGCACAACATATTTGAGCCTTATACTTGCCACGGTCATAATAGACCCCTTTATAACCAACTTTATTATTTTTAAATAATATTCTATTTGCTAGATTTTGGCTAGTACTAGCTTTACGTAAATTAGATTTTTGATTATTGAGTTTATTTCTGTCTATATGATCTACACTAATTTTAGTATCTAATATAATGCTAGGCATAGAAGTATTTTCTTTATTTATAAGTCCATAAACAGATCCATTATTTAATAAGTACCATTTATACTTATTTAGATTATTAAAATCCTCATCATCTACAATAACTAAATTGGAAGAATTTATAAGTTCTATTGTTTTCATTGGTTTATTTTTAATCTAACTTGAAGAGGTCTTTAATTTCTGTGAATTTAGTTTCTGTTGTTTTTTGTTCAGTTTCTTTTAATTTCCAAAGTTCTTCTTTTATGCCTTCAAGTGAGCGTGCTTCAAGAATTTTAAAGCCACCATCTTTTAGAGCTTCAGTAATATACTTTTCAAATTCATAATCTGGAATTATATTAAATGAACTTAGAATTATTTGGTATTTCAAGTTTAAACCTCTTCTATTTTTATAATTTTTAAGTTTCCATCAAGTAAATAATCATTTAAATATTCTTTTATGGTTTCAACATCAAAGGGTTCGTTATCTTGACTAAAGTCTTCAAGTGTAATTTTAAATGTTTTTTGCATAATTTTTAATCCTTTTCTGTTTTAGAAACTTCATTAACTTCTATAGTTTTAACTATTCTTTTTAGTTTAAAGAAATCATTAGAATTTGCCATTAATTTATATCCGCATTCTGGGCAATAGTTAGGTAGCCTGTCTGCGACAGCCCAAATAAAAGAGCATTGTGGACAGTTATTTGAGAATATTTTCATAGTTTTAATTTAGTTTTAAATTTTAAGCTTTAAATGGCGAAGCCGCCGCCCCCTAAATTTTGGTTTTGTTGTGTTGGTGGTTTGAAAGTTTTGTTTTTAATTGAAGCTGTGAGTTCCTGAAAGAAGTTCCAAAAAGATTTTTGAGTTATGTTAAACTTACCTGGAGGAATTCCAAAGCTATTTTTAGCGATTTCAGTGTTAAATTCAACAAAATAATAGTCTTTATTATTTATGACTTCTTTGCTAAACTTGTAGGTGTCATTAAATATGGCTAAAATATTTTCAGCTAAGTTAGCCGTGCCTAAAGTAAGTTTTTCACCTATAATGACTTGTGGATCTGTATCTTTAGAGCCTGGTAGTTTACCATATTTGTCTATTATGTGAGCGCTAACTGTAATATTGCAAGGTAATATACGTAAAAAGTCAAAGATTTTATGAGAAGCTTGGGATTCAAACTTGTAATCTCCTGGACCTGTCATAGCTAGATTACCTAGATTTAAATGTCCTATGCCTTTAGTTGCGTTTAAACTAGTTAAATTTAAAAGTCTAATTAGGGAAGTCGCTGAACCTAAATCTATAGACTTAAAACTTAAGCTTTTAGATTGTACCAGCATATAAAGTGTATTTAAGTGCTTTTCGACTTCAAGGTAACCCTTGAAAGGATCGAATTGAACTATATCTATATCTTTATCATCTAACCAGCCTTGGTTAACAGCGTTAATTAGACCATTGGCACGTATATCAAAATCCAGTTCCTGAAGGGGTTTTGGCAGCGAAGCGGCCGCTATAGTCTTGCCACTACCTGAGCGTCCTATAAATAATGCAAAAAGTCTTGTTTCTTTTGAAATGTCGGTTAAGTTCATAAATTTATTTTATTTAATTCCTTTTTATCTGTTAAGTCTTTGAAGCGCGCTCCCATAAATATAAGTTCAATAAGTTCATGACATTTTGGACAACGTCCCATAACCATTGGGTCACCATCATAATCTACACCCATAATAAATTTGTGTATAACTTGTGGCCCGTATTTGATACAATTATCACAGATTACTTCTATACCTGAAACTTTCATAAATTTAAGTTTAATTTAAATTATCCAGTAAGATGGCTTTAATTTCTTCAGCTAATTCATTTTTAAACTCTTCTTTGTTTTCTTTCTTTAGTTCTTCTTTAGCTTGGTTTAAAATACTTAAATTTAAATCTCCTTCAACTAAAGTTCTAGCCCTTTTAAGTTCTTGGGCTTTAGGTGACTTTGTGCAATAGTTACATACAGGAATTTTATTCTTTAGTTGTGTTGAAGTTAAAATAAAAGTATTTTTACACTTATGGCATATAGCTTCTTTACCTATTAGAAATTCGCGTTTTTTGTAGTGCGTACACTTTGGATGTAAACACCTATAAATCTCTTTATTAGACTTTGAACGTTCATATTCATGCGTAAAGTGAATAAATTTTTCTAGCGTTTTCGACATAACTTTTTAACTTTTTAAATTTTTAACTTAAAACCTGGACATTTTTCTTCCATTTTAATTTCTGGTGAGTCACAAGCGTCGCACTCTTTTTTAAAATTACTTAAGTGTAAAAAATAATAGTGTCCACAGTTAGCACAAATAGAATACTTAGTTAAGGATTTTAATTCTAAGTTATTCAAAACTATTCCTTACAGTCTGTGCAGCGAATAATTGGTAAACCTTCAATGTCTATAATATAAATTTCGCTTTTGTTAAAAAATCTTACAAGACAACAACTACATTCAGTATATACATTAGGAATTATGATACTTGAATAAAATGCCATTCTCTTTTTATGTTTACATTTAGGCCAATTATATTTATCTTTTACCATGGAGTCCATTTTTCACCTTTTGTAAACTTAAATTCTTTAATTCTTTGTTTAATTTCAAAGTTAGGTTCTTCACATAAGTCTATAAAGCTACATGGATTAGAATTAAAGGCTCCAGCACAAGCAGAGTCATTCCTAAGGTATAATATACTAGCTTCGCTAGTTTTATTATCCCCTATGACGTTTCTTACTTGGTAAAAAACTTGAATTAGCTTAATTCTCCATTCTTCAATTAAATTTTTATTGAAGTGAATTAAGTCACGTCTAAATAATTTATTAGCCTTAAGTAAATTATTTGTCTTATCTTCTTGCATTCCAAAATAGTTTATTATGCCATATTCATAACCCGTAACTAACGCGTAAGTCTTGAATTGCGGCGTATAATGATACAAACTTGAATCACGAGATTGAGTTTTATGATCTACAAAGCATAATATATTATTTTGAAGCTTAGTAATTAAATCTATACGTCCTTCTAATATAAACTTAACTTTAGTGTCCTCATATAGTAAGTAACTAAAACCTACTTCAACGCCGCCAGCAAAGCTGGCGAAGTCGTCATTCAAATATTTTTGAACATAAAGTAAAAATCTTTGACATATAAAATCTTCTAATTCAAAGTTTATATCATTTGGAAAAAGCTTTAAAGTTTCCTTAGATTCTTTAAATAAATTTATGGCGTTTTGCGCTTGAGTTAGCTTGTTTTCATTAGGCGTAATTGCACATAAGCTATAATAAAATGCTAGTAAGCTATGAACTAAATGTCCTTTATCTGGGGCAGGTTTATGCTCCGTATTAAGGATTAAGTTTTGTTTATACTTATAATACCATTGTAAAGGGCAAGTCATAAATGCCTGTATTTGCGAGGCATCAAGAGTTAATATAAACTTAGAAACTTTTTTAGATTTAGCCTTAGTTAACACTTTAATTAAAGTTTTTCCTCAATATACTTAGCTATTTCGTCAAATCTATAAGCGTTATCATTCATTTTTGCAAGCTCTACCATTGTAGGATCATCTAATTCAGCCCATTTTTCAATAATTTTTGGTGGTATTTTATTCTGACCTAAATAAGTCCAGTAGTCGTTATTGCTTAAGCTTCTAATTGCAGGTTCAATTATTTTGTCTTCAACTGCTAATTCACAAAGGACTCCTAGACAACAAAAGCCTTCTTTAATTTTAAGAAATGAACGGCCTTGTTTATATTTTCCAGATCTTAATGCTTCAATCCAGCGCGCTTTAATTTCTTTGTTCATAATTTAAAAGCTTAACTTAAGGTTAACTGAGTTAGTTTTTTAAAGATTTCGAGACTTTTGTTAAAAGCTAATTTGCGTTCATGAACTTGGTTTGTATTTAATGCGAGGCTCTTTAACTTATCAAAACGCGTTATTACTTTCATGTCTATTTCGTTAGTGTTACCTGTAAAGGTTTCAAGTATTAATTCTTCAATTAAATCATAGGCTATCCGCATATTCGTATTTGTTGGAAGACGCTTAAATAAATCTATACGTAAACTTAAATTAACTTTTAGGAGTCCTAAGTCTTTAGCTTGATTTTTGATTTTATTTTTATCTTTTATATTTAACATTCTATTTATTTATTTATTGTGTACTTAAGTCAACTCGAACTGTAAGATTTTTGACTTTTAAATATATGATTGGTAATTGTACGCTTATGATTAATGCAATCGTACAATTACATAATACGTTTGATTCAAGAGTTTTAAAGAAATGATCTCCTATAATTTGTCCAGAAGCAGGACAGTCTTTGTCAGAAATAAGTCCTTTTGTATCTAATTCTAAATTAGGTTTAATAGTTTTATCTATTTTCATTTTTTATCTTTAACTCTCTATGAATTTATTTTATTTTTAGTCTTCATCTTTTTTATATAATTCAGTAAATTCTTTATGAAGTTGTTTAATTGTAAATCCTATTCTCCAACCTATAAAAATTAAAGTATCTTTTGATAATTTATCCTTATCTGTACTTTTTAACTCTTGTCTTACAACTTTAATAAATGCTTTATATGCTCTTTCATCCATAAATTTATCCTGTAATGAATCCTTTAATCTTATTTTCTAATAGTAATTCAGCGTCTTGTTGAATTAGTTCAACATTTGTAAACTTGGCATTAGTAACTTGTGCAAGCATTTTAAGAAATTCTGGTATTGGCTGTGGGCCTATGTAGATTATGTTTATAATTAAGCCTTTAGCTGAGTCTAAAGCCGTGGTTTGTGAGTCTGGCATTCCATCAGTTAATAAGATGATCTCTTTTATTCCTGCACTTTTTATGGTTTCAAACGCGCATGCCATATTAGTTCTGCCATTAGGTTCACTTAACTTTCTAACTTTATATGTGTGGGTTGAAAACTCATAAATATTAGCGCCTTTAAAGTTAATTAAAACTTCATTAACTAAATCAACCGCCCGTTTCACGGGCGAATTTTTATCTTCACTTTCTATTTCGGCGGACATTGAACCTGAAACATCACATAAGAGAGTCGTATTTTTATACTTATTCATACGCTCTATTTTATCGTGAAGCGTATTTACTTTATCTAAGCTTTGATTGTTTAGTTTATCAAGTAAATCTTTAGACTTTTTAGTTAGGCTTTCATTTTCTTTGGACATATTTTTATTTTAATTTAGTTTACTTTTATTATTCTATATCTATGTCAAACTTTAGTTCTTTATTTTTAAGTGCATAATTTAGCATAGCTAAAGCTTGTTCAAGTGTATAATCTTCAAATGGAAAGTTTATTAGTTCAATTCTTGCGGCTTTAGCATAATTGTTGTTTCTGTCTAACAATAAAAGGAATATCTTTTTATCTTTAAATGACATAACTTTTATATTTAATCTTTAGCTACGTCATTAGGACAATAGTGTGGGCCATTAGTTCCACAAAATTTACATTGTCTATGCCTATTGCGATTCCTCTCCCATTCACGAACTGCACCTGTTAATAATCCAAGAGTCGGTGCATCTCGATGATTTACATATAAATCATAAAGTTCAGACACTTTAGTTAACTTAGGGTCCGTTGACATATTATGAATTAAATAGTCCAGGTCATTTTTAGATAAGTTAAAGTAATTCCCGTTTGACGACATTTAAACCCCTTTTCTTTTGTGGACTAGCTTGGCATTTCATCTTGCACTTTAATTAGCCACATAGCTAGAGTTTCAAGTTCATCTTTATTTAATACGAAACATAAACCTCCGGCTGGAGGTAAATTAAATAAAACTAACTTACGTTTACGTTCATAAGTGGCAAAAGTCCTGCCATTAATAAGTAAGCGTTCAATTAGAATTCCTGAGTCTATTTCGATCATATTGATATTATATCTCTTTTAGGACGTCCTTGGCATATTTTACGATCTTCATTACAACCAGCACAAGGATCTTCGCCCTTATTAATAAGTAATATAATTAATTCACCATCTAAAGTACAAGTGCTAGGGATATAACCTTGAGTTACAGCCATTTCGTGGAATATTTTAGACCTTTCATTTTTCATATTTTATGGTTAACTATTGTGTTGCTAAACTCAAGTAAAGAGTCTATGTCGTTATTTAAATCAAATGAGGCTCCTATACCTGTTTCAGCTAAAATATTGCGCTTTTTGTTTACGAGTTCATGAAAAAATTCATCTATTGTGCCTTTAGCTATCATATATGTAATTATAACCGCCTGTTTTTGGCCATCTCGATGAAAGCGCCCCTCGAATTGTTCTTCATCCGCTGAGTTCCATTGACGTTCTAATACAAGCGCTTGGGCACAAGTTTGAAGATTTAATCCTACGCCTCCGGCAAGTGAATTAATAACAAGTACTCTCGCGTTACCACGAGTAAATTCTCTAACTATGTCGGCTTTACGGTACATTGAATCTTCGCCACTAAGTTTGAGTGGATTTAAATTCTTAGCTTCAAGTACGTAATATAAAGTATCTCTTACGCTATGGTGTTGTATACCTATAGCTAAAGATTCATCAGAAGATTCAAGAAAATCTATGATCCACTCAAGTGCGGATTTACATTTAGCTTGACCAGTAATTGCGCGTAGCTTAGCTAACCATCCTAGAATTTCAGTTGAGTTTATACCACTACGTGAATTCTTTTGGTCATCAAGATAATTCTTAAATAAATCTAAAGTTCTATTATATGAGTTACGAATATTTATGTCATCTATTTCGATTATCTGGTAGTCTCGCGTTAATGGAGGCAAGTTCTTTAATACTTCATGCCTTTCACGCCTAATTATCCATTGGGAAGTTAATTCTTTAAATGCTTCAGCCTTTAATGGATTAAGTCTTGTATAGATTCCTTTTTCATTAGGAACTAGCCACCTAAATTTAAATGCGCTTAAGTCGTAGAAATGAGAAGGTGCTAAGATGTTTAGAATCGTAAAGTATTCACTTACTTTATTTTTAATTGGGGTTCCACTTAAAGCTATTTTATATTTGATATTAGCTAACTTTATTAGGTTAATTAGCCCCTTCGTCCGCTTGGCGGACGGATCTTTAAAGTTTTGAACTTCGTCAATGACTACAGTTTTTAAGTTTAAAGTTAAAAGTTTATCTTGTATATCCTGCTTACTTAGCATATCCATACTTAAGACATAAACTTCGTAGCCAGGTATTAGGTGAAGACGTGAAGTTACAGGGATACATTTACCAAAATCTTTATTAACCCATTCACTAAACTCATGTGCCCACTGAAATAAAGTAGTGCCTTTGACTATAATTAGCGCAGGTAAACTAATTATAGCGTTACGCTTTAGCGCTATTAATGCCTGAATAGTCTTACCTAGGCCCATTGCGTCAGCAATTAGACAATTAAGCTGAGTGCTTTCAGCGAATTTAATACCGTCTATTTGAAAGTCATAAGCTCTTTTTTTATTATCTGTACCGTAGAAGCTTGATGGAATAAAAGGAGGTAAGTTTTTAATGTAAGTCTCATGTAATTCTGGAATTGAACCGCCTTCATAATCCCAAGCTTTAATTTCATCTTCGTAATTAAGATTTAGAGCTTTTAAATTTAATTCTGATTCCTTAAGCTTAAATCCATTTCCGTTGCTTTCAGCAACGTCTTTAGTATTTGAATCTTGAGTATTTATCTTTAGTTTTAGTTCACTATGTCCACATGTATATACGTATGTTATGAAGGACGCTCCCATTGAAAACTCAGCTTGAATTTTAGCTGTTTTATGGCATTTGGGACATTTTTGGGTTAATTTCATAAATCTTCAGTTTTAATAGCAAACTTTGGAGTATTACGTCTGTCTGTAGCAGCATGCCATTTACCTTCTTCATCTAACCATAATACTTTACGTCCATATTTTATGGCTGCTTTACGAACAGATTCTTTATCTTTAGAACTCCTTGGAATTTTGGTTTTCATAATATTTATATAAATAAAGTTAAATCTTTAGCTTCCCCTTGCATTCCCATAGATTTAACTGCGGATTCAGCGTCTTTTTGACTCAAACCTATTTTCATATTACTTAGAACTATCTTTTCATACGGAGTTAAGTCTTTTAGACTTGGTTTAGGAACTTTTGACTTAGATTCTTTTATATTATTAGTTGAATTGGATTTAGACTTTTTTGAATCTTTCGAGTCGGACGTTGAATCTAATTTTTCTTTCGTGCGAAGTACGAGATCTTTTTTAGCTTTAACTTTAAGAACTTTTTCATTTAAGAAAGAGGCCCAGTTTTTAGCTAACGTTTCATAACTTCGCATGAAACTTAAACCTAAAGTCGCGAGCGCCTCTTGGTCTAGTATACTCCAATTAAAATTAGGATCTTTATTTATGATAATGAAGGGTAAAGTTATGCCTTGAGTCTTAATTAAAGTTTCAAGCGAGTTTGGGCCTATACCTAAGATCCTAAAATGGTTAGATAATTCTTTAAGCTCTTTTATCTTCTCAGTTTCATCTTTATATGTTTGATTTAATTCTTGAATTCGTGTTTCAAGATACTCGACTTGAAACTTAGTGTTACATATATTTGAATCACAAACAATTCTTTCAGGTAATTCACATCTAGTTATATCTATGTCACAAGTACAACAAACATGCGAAGGATCTTTTTGCGCGAGGCACGGCCGAGCGCATGGTTTAATTGTATTGACACAATATTCACATTTATGGATCATAATTTACATTCTTTATCCATAGTTTTAGCTATTTCAATATAAAAATTTGGCCCCTCAAGGCGCTTAACTCTTGATTCAATTCTTAGCTTTCCAGTTTTTCAACTGATACGCTACATAGTCAATCAATTACTTAATTGCTATTGCTCTTTAAGAATTTAGGACCTAAAGTTTTTACAACGTGGTTCGTGGTTAAGAATCTTACGATTAGTTTTAATCATTCTTAAACACTTTCCAAAAATTTTAAGCTTGTTAGCTATTTTAAACTTTGGCTTCTGATTACAAATAGTTAACATTAAATGTTAATTGTGTTTATCAGAATCATTGTCTTCACGTTGTAATTATGTTACTTCTTGCTCTTTTGTGTGCGCTGGGGCGTGAGGCCGCGGCCTGAGATCCGTCGCCAGAGTACAAAAGAGGGTAAAGCGAAGCAACATGCGGGCATTAGAGCACTGTTTTGAGGGATTGTCAAGCTATTTGATAGCTAGATAACAAAGGACTTAGCTTAATTCTTAACCCGAAGTGCCTGTGTATTGATTAGCGACCACCCGGTATGCGGGGAGCGAGCGCTTCGGGTAAGACGCTGAGTCATCAAGTGTTAGTCCAATAGGGCATATAAATCTAAAGGACTTATGCGTTATTTAATTATGGATTTAAAGGACTTATGCATAGGGTGAATTACGGATTTAAAGGACTTAACTTTTTGTGCTTGACTTTGTCCACTATCTTGGAGTAGCGTCTGTCTACGATGTTGCGATCCTTTAGAATTGGAATTGTGTGTTGCATAAGTCCTTTAGAATCGTAATTAAATGTGGTATAAGTGGTTTAGATTTAGTATATAAAAAAAATATATATTTTTAAATCAATAACTTAACCCTTACCCTCTTCAGATGCGCGCCCCCTAGCAATAAATAGACTTAGTTTGCGTCAAATATTTGAACGAGTTAGTAAGTCTTTTGTTTTAAAGATTTTAGGATGGCAGGGAATTTTTACTTGCTACTAAAATGCCTCAAAAATGGGGGTCAGATTTTAGTAGTTTGTAATAATGCTAAAACGTTTGTTTTCAATGAATTTGTGGTGTTCCACTTGCCTATGCTAGAAAAATAGCATGTTTGAACTTTATTTGGCTAAATTAATAGTTAAATAAAGTAATTTAAATGAGTTAAAAAGTTATGGGACGTAAAAAGTTTACAAATAGTTTAGCCGCTCGTCAAGCGGATATGCGTTTTAGATTAACTGGATCTTCAGTTGGAAAAAAACGCGCAAAAACTACTTGTCCAATTTGTTGGAAAGAACATTGGCGAAGTGTTCCGGATGAATGTTGGAAAGAGGGTTTACTTACAAAAAATGAATATTTAAGTTCAGAATTTGAAAAGTATATTTATGAAAACAAAAAAGGAAAAATCATAGGCTAAAGTTTAAATTAAAATTAATTAATTTAAACTTAACTAATTTGAATTTTCGAAAGTTGAGATGGGTGCCTACGGCTGGCGAAGTCAGAAACTAACTTTATAATCTTAATTATTTGGTTAATTTCTGACTTCGTTAGTTTTTTAGCTAAACTAAGGTTATTCTTCCGTTGCGTTTGCTTTTGCTGATGCCGCTCGAATTGCGTTCATTATGAATGGAATATTTTTAACTTGTTCCAAGATTGCACTGGTTTGTTTATTCCATTCTTCAGCTGAAGCTTTTCTTTTATCTGAAACGGTAATCATTGCGTCGAAGGGCGCGATTTCGCGGTAAGATTTAATGTATTCCATTAAAACCGCGCGATTAATTCCGCCTGAAACGCCTGCACTCGCTTTTGCAGATTTTAAAGCTTCGTTCCTGATTAGGAAATTCGCTGCATCAACCCAACGGTTAATTTCATTTAATTTTGCCATTACTTTTTGAGGGTGTGCGTCACTTGTGAAAGTTTCGTACTCTACTGGAACTTCTTTTTGCTGAAGAACTAGGTTTTCATCGAAAAACTCATAAGACTTTTTGATGCTAACTTTTTCTGTTTCGGTCTTAACTTCGGCTTCTTTTTCAGGCTGTTGTGTTGACATTTTACTTTTACCCCTTTTTGAATTTGAAATCATGAAAAACAGCTTAGCCTAAATTTAAACTTTTGTCAAGCTTAAAATTAAACTAGGCTTAAAATTTAGCGCCCGGACTGTGAGGGACGCTAAACTTAAGAACTTAAGCCAAGTAAATTCTTACAAATTGGTTGAACCAGCTTAAAAAGCTTAGTTTCTTAATGAATTTACCTGACTTTGGGTCGCGCGTTGAGTGTCGCATGGGGATTTTTCCTTTTAAATTTAACTTAAAAACAAACTTAGTGCCGCAATCAAACCAACTAAAGCCATAACTATCCCTAAAACAAATAAGACTAAAGTCTTAACTACTTCTGACATTTATATTAACTCTCTTTTAATTTTCAAAAGTTTGGAACCAAAATCTAGGTAGCTGGAAACGAAAAGTTTCATGCATTTCTGCATAATATGCTAAATCCATAGCTTCGTATACTGCATACTCGTTATTTCTATCCAATGGTTCTACTACAGACAATTCACGATTAAATTCAGCCACTTTAGTTTCTCCTTTAACTTACGCGAAGCGCAAAAGGCTAACCTAAGACTCGAACTTAGGATAAACTTGCTAGATTTACATAAACCATATTTAGCCTACTCAAAAAGAGTAAAAACTTCGCCCACTACGTTGTAGAAATAGATAATTAACTTAATTACTTTATTAACCGTAAACGATGTATAAAGTAACTAAGTTAATTATCTAATCGTGAAACGTAGTGAACTTGGTAGGACCAGCATCATGATAGCGCCGTCAAGCGTCATCTTATATGCTGGCGAGTGCCGGGGCCTAGCGGGCTACTCTGCCGGCCGCTACCGATACCCAGTGTGGATACGTCGCTAGGTACTCCGTGATGCTTTGACGGGCATCGTGAGCGTGTTACGCGCTGATCTAGCAATGCGACCGGACACTAAGTCCGGACCCTACCTTCGACTCGCCGCTAACCTCACATCATACCAGCCTGCCGGAGTTCATACCAAGTGCCGGGTATCGGTCGGATTAATGCTACAGCGCGATAACTAACATCGGCTGATTATTGCTAGGCTTTCCCGTTGCCTATTAACTCGTTTTACCCGGCACGTCTCGTACGCATTACTACGGTATCTAAATCACTGTTGCTATGTGAGGCGTGCTCGCCGTGGCTTCGATTATGAGTCTATACGGGTTTACGTCAAGACCCTGATCTAATCATGTTCCGCAGTTGATATAGCAGGTAGGTGGCCATTACCAGATTACTTTGTTATCTTATAGTTACATCTGCGTCATAATCATGACTCGTAAACTATCTTTACATAAGTCTGCATCTTGTTGATAGTTCGTGTCAACTATCCTTACAAACCATTATAGCTTGCGTAAAGTAATATGACATACTTTATATAGTATGTCATATTAATGACAATAGATCATACTATAATCTATTCTATGATCTATTCACCGGCGTTAGCCGGTGGGTTCCCCCAAATCAAGCCGGGTTTAGATAGAGATTTCAAACCTAAAAAGCAAGTATAAATATTAAATACTTTATATAAATAAATCTAAATTCAACTTAGCATTTTTATTACCAACTTCAAAAATTCACTTAAGCCTCTTAAAATCATTAACTTAAAAACGCTTGACACCGCTTCGCGCTTTATGTTAAGGTTAAGCCAACTCAACGCGCGGCCCGGCTAAAAAATTAAAAAGCTAAAATTTTAAGGACTAAAATTTTATGAAACCTAACTAAAAACCAGGTTAAATATAAAAACGTGTCTAAAAATCCTTCCGTTTTACTTGAATGGCTTTTTGAGACTTTAGACAAGAGAATTGGTCCACCTTACCATATAAAAATAACGGAGTTGTTTTTAGTAGTTCCATGGGCTGAAGAGTCCGAACTAGATTATGAATTAGGAACTTCGTGGAAACTAAGTAAAAATAAAGACTATGTAAACCAAGGCAATAATTTAAGTAAAGAATACCCTCACTTATCCCACCTTCTAAATACCTCAAATAAAGTAGTTACCCTTAAAACTTTCTTCATAAACTCACCTAATTTAAAGTTTCCTTTAATTCTTTGGCATAAAAAGTTCCCTTACCCTAAGATAAATAAAGTTAAACCAAATAATAGTTTAAACTTAATTATATGACAAACAAAGCCATCAATTACATTCACAGAAAACTAGAGAAAATTGCTAGTGAAGTAGATTCTCTGCTTATGATGATTAATGAGATTGAGCAAAAGGGGGATGAAGCATTTACTCCAGCCGAAAGACAACTTTCTGTCCGGCTGGATCGTAGACCTTACTTTATTATGATTATTTCATTACTTTTAGCTTTAACTTTGGATTTAAACTAAACGCATGACGCGGTAAAGTGAATTACGGCGTATAAAATCTAACGTTATAATTGTAGCCCGCGAAGCGGGCGCTGAATTTGATTTACACTTACGTGAATACTTAATTTAATTTTAATTTAATTTTAAATTTGCGGAGCAAATTTGGACCCTGCCTTTCAAACAATTTTAGTTGCTATTTTAGGTGGTTTAACTTTATGGTTCATAAAGCAATTTTTACAAAGTTACTTTTCATCGCGCATAGATATGACGCTAGGGGACTTAAAAGAATTTAAACTAAATTTCGAAAAGCATTTAATTGAATGTGATAAAATTCCAAAAGGTGAAATAATCCAGCGTCTTGAGGAAATAAATCGGCGCTTAAATGAATCTCTAATTTCTTTAAAGGAAGATTTAAAGGAACTTAAAATAGACTTAAAATCTGAAGTAGGGTTTCAGCGCACGCGTTATCACGAATTAAATAATAATCTGACTAAAATAACAATGCTATTAAATCAAGTGACTTCGCGTAAAGCAGAGAGTTAAACTAAATTAAAATTTTAATTAAGGTGCGCGGAGCGCGTTAAGATTCTACAATTCAAAGATTCTTTAATTTACTTTTAATTAAGGCGCCGCCGAAGGCGGCATTGAGTTTACTTCGTAAACTTAAGTTAAGTTTCTTTAACTAAATTTATGAATCTAAATAAAAATAAAGATGAAGATCTTGAAGTTGAAGTTGAGTTAGAAGATGAAGAAACTAAAGCTAACAAAAGGCTCGAAGATTCGCCATTAAACAAGTTTAAAGATTTAAATAAGAATAATAATCATAGTGACAATAAGGAAACTAAAAAGCTTAGTTGAATTAGTTAAGCTAAACTTAACTTTAATTAAACTTAAATTAACCCTTAAAGTTATAAACTTGTTAAATAAAAATTAAACTTAAATTTCTGAAAGAAATTTAGCGCGCCTTGGGTTCCGACTAAACATTAGTTAGCTCTCGTGTTAGCTTGGCTAAAGTTTAAATATTTTTAAGGATAAAAGTTTTAAACCTAA